AAACTATCAAGTTGAAAAGTTTGGTTTTGCGACAATAAATTCTTTTGAAATAGATAAAGATAAAGATGAAATAAAAGTACATACCAGTAATGGATATACTTACCTTGGGTATTTAGTAAAAACAAAATAATGATGGTAGAAGAAAGAACAAGTATAAAAAGTATGATTACTAAAAAACAATTTAAAGTGTTTCTTAAAGAACCAATTGTGGCTTTGTATTTTATACAGGGTCATATTAATTGGTTTCTTTTTGGTAAGTTTATAAAAAGATATTGGAAGAAGAAGGAAGAATGTCCTGATTGTTTTGAAGCTAATCAGTGTAAACAATGTGGATGTGAATTTGGACCTATTGCATTAAGTAGTAAAGAATGTAAGAGAGTTAAGTACCCTGCAAATTTAACTGGTATGGTAAGTGTTATAACCAGTAAAAAAGAGTACAAAGATTTTATTTAAAAGTGAATTTAAAAAAGAAAACAATGGATAGTTACTGTTTAACAAATGCACATAATAAAGAAGGCGTTGATTTAGATGCCTATTATTTTCCTAGATTAAAATATATAACTCATGCTACAGATGACCATCACGAAATGTTTGTAAAAACTTGTATAAGATTTGAAAGAGATGGAGTATGGTATGTAGGAGTTTGTGCAAGACGATTAGTTGTAAAAAAAGATATTAATTTACAAGTGGCTACAGAAGAATTGACTAATAAACTACTTAACGATGTAGCATACTGTAAATCTTTTGGTACGCCTGACTTCGCAAGACCAGAGTTATATCCTGAAGATTATTTACAGATTTCTGAGAAAGGAAGATTAGATTTATTAACTAAGATAAAATAAGAGTAATGCAAAATAGTATAGAAGTTGAAGATAATTCTTTACAAGTAATAGACTGTGGTCCAAGATTTATAAAAGAAGTTTGTCAGAGAAATATTACTTTTGACAGTAATATTAAGGTGGCTAAAACTCATTGTGGTTGTATTTCTGCAATGTTTAAAAGTAATTCTAAAGTACTGACTGTAGTTTGGAAAATGTCTAAAGAGTTTCCTTTTCAAATAGATTTAGAACACTTAGATAAAATTCAAGTGGTGGATATTACTCTAGAAGGTGATACAGAGTTTAAATTAAAATTTACAGCCAGTTTATTAAATCCAGAGAAATGGTAAGAATTAATCCACCTTTTGATATTAATGTAAACTTTTGGTATTCAAATCCAGAGTATATTTATATTGAACCTTTTAATAGTATTTATTCTAAAGATAAGTCAGAAGGTAAAAAGAACTCTTCATCTATGATGTGGAGTTTTTGGCTATTTACATCTAAGTCTGACTATAATACTTTAAAGAATTTACCTCAAGAAGAAAAGGTAAAAGTTATTAGAAGATATTATAAAGAATTTGATATTGAGAATGTGAATATTAAGAAATGTTTATCTAAGTTTAATGTACTATCTAAATCTAATGCAGCTAAGATATTTTCAGAAGAAGAAGATACTTTAGTTAATAGAGCAGAATCTGTTATTAAAATGCAAGGGTTACTTGATGCAGTACTGAAAGGGACTACTCAGCAAACAGATGAAGAAGCTATTAGTCCTTTCAGTACAGAGTTTAAAAACTTAATGACTTTAGTTGAAACTATGAGAAAGAATACTAAAGTGGTATATGATGCTTATGAAAAAGCTAAAAATACTTTCTTGCAAGAAGAAGGAGAAGAGACTATATATGGTGGAGGAAAGTTAAATCCAATGGAGAAACAAGAATTGCCTGATTTGGATGAAGAAGAATAATTTTAAATTATGATAAAAACACAAGAACTAAAAAGAGCTAAACCAGATTGGTGGATTGATGAGAGTAAAGTACGTACAGATTATATTGTATTAGAGGACTTATCTAGATTTATAGGTAAGCCTATTAAGTTATTACACCCTAATCACCCTGACTATATAATGCAATGGGCGAAAGAAACCAAGGTATGTATAGAAGGTAAATGGTCTAAGCAATTTGGTTCTTGGAGATGGATGCCTGGAAGTTTATATTTTTATGGTAAGTTTGGAGTATTACAACATACTGAGAATAAAGTAACTAAGTTTATTAAACCTAAGATTATAGACTTTGTTTGGGACTATGCTTATGATTCTACTGTATGTAGGGGTTTTTCTGGTTTTACAAAAGACAATATTTATTCTTGTAATTATGATATTAAAAATTATTTAGATGATAAAATACCATTTGAAGAAATACATAAAAGTTGTTTCACTAAAGAAAATACTTTAAAAAAATATAAAGATCCTTCTGAGTACTTGTCTCAAGGATCTTCTTCTAATTTAGGGAAGGCCATGTATCACAATACTACTAAAGATGAATTAGTATTAGGTTCTAGAGGTTCTTCTAAATCTTATTGGGTGGCTTTAGGGGAAATAGAATATAGGTTTATATTTTATGATGCAAAAACTTATACTCAGTATAAAGATCTGAGACATAAAGGATTAAAGTCTGAACAGTGTGTCGGTGCTGAGAATGTAGATAAGTCTTCAGAACTATTAGAAAAGTTTTCAGATTCTCAAGTGGCTAAAGCTAATTCTTCTAATCAAGATTTTGTAGAATGGTTTGGTATTTGGGTAGGTAATAAAGAAGAAGAATTTACACCTTGTCCTTTTTATAAAATGGCAAAAGGTACTTTAAAAGCAGGTAATAAGAAAAATCCTTATAGAAATGAGTATGATAAAAAACAAAATGGTCGTTGGGTTGCTCAAGGATCTAAGTCTAAAGTATTTCATGTAAACTACTCTAGTAAGAAAGGGGATGGAGAAACTGCTGCATCTGGTGGACGTTATAATTTTTCTGATTTTGAAGAAGTTGGTCTTGGTCCTAATTATATTAAGGTTAAAGGTCACAATGAAGAAACTATTAAACGTGGAGGAGAAAGATTTGGTGTACAGTGGGCTCAAGGTACTTCTGGTTTAGTAGCTTATATACAAGCGGCTAAAGACATAATGCTTAATCCAAGGTCTTATGATGTACTAGCTCATAAGAATAAATTTGGAACTGAAGGTAAAGATGGTGAAATAGCTAGATTTGTTCCCGCTTATATTACTCATTTTAGGTTTAAAGATAAGCATGGAAATACTGATTTTAAAAGATCTATTAGACATGAGAACTCAGAAAGACAGAGAATGTCTGAGTCAGATGATCCTTCAGTATTACGATTATATAGAATGAATAGACCCTGTTTCATTCATGAAATGTGGTTAACTGATAAAGGATATTATTTCCCTTATGAAGAATTGTCATTACGTGAACAGGAATTAATGAATGGTAATTTATATCAAAGTATTGGCACTGCTGTTAATTTAGCTAGAGCGGAAAACAATACTATAGAGTACACTATTAAACATGATGCTACACCTATTAATACCTTTCCTGTAGATAAAGATCTTGATGATCCTTCTGGTTGTATAATGATTTATGAATTTCCTGAAAAGAATGTTCCTTTAGATATGTATTCTTTTATAGGACATGATCCTTATGTAGAAGAAGATATAGATAAAGGTGGTTCATTAGGAGTTACTTATATGATTAAGAATCCTAAATATATATCAGAAGGTTATACAGGTAATATTCTAGTAGCTTCTTATATAGGTAAGCCAATAGAAGGATTAACTCATTATTATGACCAACAATGTAAGTTGATTGAGTTTTACGGAGCTTTAAATCAAAGTTTATGGTATGAGAAGAATAGAGGAGATCTTTGTAGAGCTTATTATATTAATGCTCACAAGATGCATTACTTAGCTCCTACACCACAAAGAACACAAGGGTCTTCTATGTATCAAAAAACTATTAGGTCTTTTGGTTTTATGGTCGGCAATAGAAGTACAAAACTAAACTTAATTAAATTAACTAGAGATTGGTTAGTGGAAGATACAGAGTTTATGGAGTCTGATGGTGCAGTAAAGAATAAGATGAATTTACATAGAATACCTTGTTTGTTTTTAATTAGACAGTTAATGATGTATGACTTAGAAGGTAACTTTGATGGAGTCTCAGCATTCTTTGGATGTGTACTAGGATTAAGAGAGTATCAGATAGCAGAAGCAGATAGTGTAATGATAAAACAAAAGGAAGATAGTGGTTTATATACTAAATTGTTAAGTGGAGTAATGAGTAATGATCCAAGGAACAGGGAAAATAGAAAAAATTCTTCTATATTTGCTAATATATATAGAAGTTAATAATAGTTAGATTAGAAAAATAATAATAATGGAAACCAACCAATATACACAGTTAAAAACTATTGCTAAAAATCGTAAATGGTATGAGAAGATAAAAGATATTTATTTACCATCTTATAATCAAAGTCTTCCTCCTGATGCTGAAGAAAGAAAGAGGTTATATGAGTTATTTAATAACGATTTATCCTCGTATCAGTTAGAGTTAAATAAGATGTGTAATAATCTTTTTGACTATGGCGCTGCTAAAAGAGAGATACTTTCTTATAATAAGTTACGTAACAAGTATGAAGTATTAGCAGGAGACTTATTAAAAAGATCAGGTTCTTATAATCTGGTATTAATGTCTGTCCATGCTATTAAGCAGAAGGATGATCAATTAAAACAGAAATTGACTGAAGGAGTAGAGAGGGAATTACAAAGAACCTTATCAGAGTTTCAATCAGAGTTATCTAAAGCTAGTCCAGAAGAAGTACAAAAGTTTATACAAGATTTTAAAGCTAGAAACTTACCTAAAGATTTTGATCGTAAAAAGTTTATGTCTGATTTAGAGATTTATAAGCATAAGATGTTAAAGCATCAGATGTTAGTACATGATGTAAAGACTAAACAATCAGATACATTTAAACAGTTATTTGTAGAAGATAGAATCTTTGTTCAAAATACATGGAAATTTGGAGAACCTATTATGCTTCCTAAAAATCCTATATTTGTAGGGTATGATAAATCTCACAATGAAAGAGATGTGTGTAAAGGAGATTATTGGTGGGAAATAGGAGAGATTACTGTAGGAGAAATGATGGATGAATTTATAAATGAGTTAAGTAATAAGGACTTATTTGAAGCAATTGCTAATACTTCTCATGGTAATACAATGGGTAAAGATGAGTTCTCTAATATAAAGAGAGATCAGTTAATGTATAAAGTATTAGAAGATTCTATTAATAAAACAGGAAGCAATGTTAATCCTGAGAATGTAGGAATGTTTCAAGTGACAGGAGATAGAAATCCATTAACTGATGGAAGAGTAAGAATTAGACGTTTAGAGTTTAAAGCTTATGAACAAGTATTATCCTATGCATATATTGATCCAGAATCTAATAGAAAGATAAGAGTATTACTGAAAGGAGATTTAGATATTATCCCAGAAGATGCTTCAAGGTTATCTTATAAGGATACTACTAGTTTTAAGACTTCTTTTAAATACGTATGGACTGATGAAAATGGCTTTCAATACGAAGCTGAAAGAATTTGGGTTCCTAGACGTTATGAGATTGTAGTGTTGGGACAAGATTTAATGGTCAGATATAGGAAAGTTCCTATGCAACCATTAAATGATGAGAAACCTTTTTCATCTTTTACTTTATCTTTAAAAGGTGGAGTAATGAATGCTATGAATGCAGAGTCTACTTCCTTAATGCAAAATGCATTACCTTATTATTTTCAAATCTTAGTCTTAAAGAATTTACAGAATAAAGAGTTATCTAAGTATCGTGGATTTGAAGTAGGTGTAGATGCAGATCAAGTACCTAATGATTTTGGACAAGATGAAGATGGAGAACAAACAGAGAATAAGTTAATTAAAGCTTCTATCTTATCTAAAGAAACAGGAGAAAGATATTTTTCTGGTTCTCAAACTACTAATTCTTTTGCTCCTCCTTCTACTAGAACAGGTGGGGCTACTCCTTATACATTTGGTACTTCTTCAGAAATACTGAATCTTCAAGCACTTATTAATATGATTGATGAAGAAATGGGTATTGCACTTGGAGTTCCTAAAGCGAGAGAAGGTCAATTAACTAAGTACACTACTGCTACAGAACAACAAAGTTCTTTAGCTCAATCTTCTTTAGTTACTGAAATATACTTTGCTTTCCATACTAGAATATGGGAACAAGTTATTGAAGAACATTTACAATCGGTAGATATGTATTGGAAAAAGTATTTTGAAGATAATCCAGATGACACTAATACTTTAATAGAATACTTGGCTCCAGATGGGGCTAAAGAACTGATTGAGATTTTACCAGACTTTCTAGAACATTCTAAAGTAGGTTTGAAGATTGGTTCCACTGATCAGAATAGATTGTATAATCAATATATGTTAGAGAATTCTATGAATCTAATTCAAAATCCTGATTCTATTGAAGTAGTATCTGATGTTATTAAGGCTTTATCTGCTGGTGATGCTTCTAAAGAAGAAGTACATAAGTTAATAGAAGTAGCTGCTGCAAAATATAGAGAGAATCAACAAGCTGCACAAGAAAGTCAGTCTCAAATGTTAGAGCAACAGAAACAAGCTATGAGAGAGTTGGAAGAGTATAAGATAGAATTAGCTACACAAGCTAAGTTAACTGAGATAGTAGCTAAAGGACAACAAGATACTAATAAGGCTTTAATACAATCACGAGATTATGCTATGGCACAAGATATTAATCAAAATAATGTTAGTGATCAGGTAGAAGATAATCGTGAAAAACGCCAACATGAGAAAGAAATGCAAGAAAAAGATTTTACTCAAGATGCTAAAATGCAAGAAAAAGAATTAGCTAGTAAAGAAAAAATTGCTGCTAAAAGTAGAAATAAGCAGTAAATCATTATAAAGTTTATTATTTTATTAGGAAAATATTTTTTTAAACGTTAAATTTGAAATAAATTATGGAAAACTTATTTGAGAACCTAGAACTGGTTACTATGCCAGAAGATAAAGCTGGGTTTGATCAAGACAAAGATCAGCAATCAAATACTCCACTGGCCAAAGATACGGCTGAAGAAGTTGCTTTAGAAGATGAAGTTAATTTAGAAACAGAAGATCCTGTTATAGATGAAACTACATTAGAAGAAGATACTTCTACTATTGAAAACGATGGTGTAAATACTGATCCTGCAATACAGCTTATATATGAGCAAATGCAAGGATTAGGATTAGCTGAAGACTTACCTGAAGGTCAGGAATTATCTGAAGACTTTTTAAGAAACCAACTTCCTAAGATGGAAGAAAAGGCTTTTTTAAATAGTATCAGAAACCTATCTCCTGATACTCAACAACTATTACAATTTGCTTTTGACAATCAAGGTCAAGATTCTGTAGGGAAACTACAAGAGTTTTTTGATCAGTATGTTGCTCCAAAAGATGTCTCTTATACAGAAGATCCTAAAAGTTTTTTAAAAGAGATATTAAAAGGATCTCCTTTAATGACTGAGACGGACATTGATGATAAGTTAGAAGATTGGGAATTAGAAGGAGTTTTAGAAGATAAAGCTAAGACCGCTTTTGACAATCAACAGAAACAACTAGATGTTCAGAAAGCAAAAGTTTTAGAAGATTCTAAAGAACAACGTAAAAAGCAATTGGATAAAGTTCAAAAGTTTTCTAATGAAGTTCAAGAAGTAGTAGTATCTCAGAAATGGGGTCAAGAAAAACAAAATCAATTTGTTAGTACAGTACAGAATTTAGGTACTTATAATGAGCAGATCAGTTCTTCTCCTAAAGCTTATGTGGAGTTTATTAACTTTATGAGCCATTATGACTCTACTACACAATCTTTCAATTTAGATAAATGGATTGGATCTGTTTCTAATTCACAAGAAGCTGTAAAAGCTACTAAGAAAATGAAACAAGATTTGTTAAGTACAGCAATCAATAGAATGTCTAGTAAAACAAAACCTAAAGGCAAACAGGTTTCTGAACAAGTACAAGCTATTATTACACCAGAAATATATGAATTACTTAAATAAGTATAAAGATTAAAATTAAATTAAATTATGGCAAACTTAAGACAGACAGCGATAATGCCTTCAAGACCAAGAACTAATTGGTCAGGTAGTTATGCTGATGAACGTAACTGGTCTAGTATGTTTAGAACTTATTCTCCTCAACATTTGGGAATGATGAGTGCTCAAACATTTTCTACACAGTTAGGAAGTCGTTATGTAAATAAACCTTTATTGTATCTTACGAAAGGTATGGGTAACACACATAACTTACTTCCAGGACATCATAACTACAAATGGTCCCTAGCGACTGAAGGTAATTATAGAGCTACAATTACTGATGTAGATACTAATCTACCAACACAACCTGGTAAAGCAGGTACAACTTTCCGCATTTGTGTATCTAAGCCTGGCTACCAACCACCTATGGTTATTAAAACTGAAGGACGTGATATGCCAATGATGCGTATTCTTTCTTACACTCAAGATGCAGGTGCTACTCAAAACTGGTTAACAGTACGTATTCAAGGTGGTAATCCTACAGACTACGTAGACCCTAAGTATTTACAATTAAATCGTACAATTATTGATGCTTCTACTTCTGTTACTGATTCTGGTAATAAAGAGTACGCAGGTATTGAGACTGGTTCTCACTATGATCTTGAAGGTCATATTGGTTACTTTGCACGTAAGATTGAAATCTCTGACAAGTTTATTCGTTTGGAGAAAGCAGCTAGAATGCAAGGTAATACTCCTGGAACTACTTATACTTTTGATGGTCAACGTCACACAGATGCAGTAGGTACAGGTTATGTTATTGTAGAAAAAGATCGTGATGGTAAAATCTCTAAAGAGAAATTAGCTCAAGGTACTTTTATTACTAATGCACAAGCTTTACTTGAAGAAAGACTAATGAAGGATGTTCACATGAACATGGTATTCGGTCGTCAAGAAGTTTCTGTTCACCCTCAAACTGGAAAGCCTTTAACTGTTGGTGCAGGTTGGTTCCAAATGTCAAGAGATGGTAACTACTCTGAGCATTCTGGTAACTTAACATTGGACCAATTAGTAGAGCAGATTGATTCTTTGTATTTCAATGCAAAAAATCCTGAAGATCGTAAGGTTTATGTTCACACTGGACAGATTGGTTTGAAATTAGCTTCTCGTTTGATTGAAGCAGAAGCAGGACTTTCTCCATTTGTATTTGATTCTTCTTACTTTATTTCTGATGCTTCTAAGAAGCAAGGATTAAACGCTAAGGAATTAGCATTTGGTGCTCAGTTTACTGAATTCCGTTCTTACAATGGAGTTACTCTTTGTTTTGTTCACGATGTAACAAAAGATTCTTTTGACTACTTCCCTGAACTTGACAGTGATACTGGTAAGCCTATTGAGTCTGGTTCTTTCGATATATTTGACTTAGGTAAGAATAGTGATTCTCTTGGAGAGTCTAAATCTAACATGTCATTTGTAATGGAGCCTGATTATGAAGAGAACTACTCAATCTTTAATGTTTATGATCCTATCAATGGTTCTATTAAAGATGGTAGTAATGCTTATGGAATGAATAAGGATGCAGGATTTTATCGTGCAACTTCTGGAAAATTGGAAATTTGGGATTTATCACGTACTATGCGTGTAGCTCAAGTTGGATAAGAAACCTTTTCTCTATTTTTAATACTCGTAAGGTGGGGGCTATCAATGCTCCCATCTTTTAGAGTACTAATAGTAAATGATAGAAGGTAATTAAGAAAGAGGAAAAAGAAACAAAAGATTAAATAAACCATTAAGAAAAAATGAGTACACAAAAAAGAATTATTATTTCACCAGTAGGAGTTCCTTCTACACAAGGTAGAGATAAACACAGATTTACTTACAAAGATCCTGAAACTGGAAAGACAATTCAGGGACCAATTATGAATAAAAGAAAAGCAATAGGTAGTTCAGGAATGTCCTCTACTGATGAATTTTCTTTTATTATCCGCAGTGGTAAAGTCCAAGCGGGATTAGATGAAAGAGTACCTAATAGCTGGTATGTAGGAAAAGAAGTAGATGAAAACTCTACTAAGAAAGCTATTGGTGAAATTGTATCGTCTTATAACTTGTCAAAAGAATGGGAATCTAAGTTAAGTCATTTAATTTTTCAAGAAGAAATTTCTAAACAAGAGGAATTAGAGATCTTAGCAAGTGTAGACCCAGATACTTACACTCAAAAATGTCCTAGTAAAAAAGGATACTTTTGGGAAACTAGTGAATTGACAAAGTTAATGTCATTTAGGTATGTATTTTACGATATTGATAACTTAGTAACTGAAAGTACACCTAGAGAAAGATTAGCTTTACAATTAATTAAGATGCGTCCTGATGCTATTGCTCCTAATAGAAGTGCTATCAATACAGCTTCTCACAGGTACTATGTAGCAGAAGAAATGGAACAAGCTAAAGAAGCTAAACGTAAGAATGATTTCCAAAATGAAGCTATTGTAGCTTTAGTAACTTTGAAATCTAATTACCCATTAGATGCTAATATTGCAGAATGGCCTTTATATAAGGTGGCTTCTATGGTTCAATATGGAAATAAGCCTTTAATTAAAGGAGCTATTCCACCAGTGACAGTAGAAGAAAGACTTAATGAATATATTAAGTTACCTAGATATGGAGGAATAGATGCTTGTAAAGAATTCTTAAGAGTTGTAAACTTGTTTGAGAAAAACAAAGAAAGATTCCACATTGAATATTTAGTACAACAGGCATTAAATAAAAATGTAATTGGAATTAATAATGGATTTTTATTCTGGTATACTCAAAAAGCGAATAAACCAGAATGGTATAAATTTAATTCAATAGAAGCGTTTGCTTCGTTTATGCAAACTGAATATGATAAGTATGATCCTGATACAAGTTTAGGTGAAGCTTATACTCAGTTTTTAGATGAACTTAAAGAACGTCAAGCAATTATATAAATATAAATATAAATAATGACGATAGCAGGATTACATCAGAGGTTTAAAGATAGGATTGGCGTAAGTAATGGTTATGAAGACTTATTACCTTACGAGATAGATTTAAAAATAAATGAAGCACAAAATTGGCTTATTTTCCAATATGGAAATAAAGATCAAGAGCTTTCTTTAGTTAAGAATCTATTAGCTCCTTTCTTTAAACCTCTACCTGTAAAGTTTACAGAGGTGGAAAAGAGTAAAGAATACACTGTTACTATTCCAGATGATTCTGTCCAAGTAGAAAGATTGACTTATTTGTGTAATGGTAAACAAGCAAAGGTAGATATTGAAACTCAAGATAAGATTAGTGCTGTACTATCTGACGAATTTCAAAAGCCTTCTAAAATGTTTAATAGATCTGTAGGGTTAATTCAAGATAAGAAGGTTCATATTTACACAGAACAAACTTTAGATACAGGAACACTTACTTACTTGAGAAAACCTAGAGATGTATTTTTTGGTAATTATGATACTACTGATTATTTATTTTGTGAAGCAAATTCTCTTGGTAATTGTGATCAATACTACAGTAAGAACAGTGCTATACAAGGGTCAGAGTTTTTAGAAAATCACCAAGAGTTAATTATTGATATTGCAGTATTTTTAGAAAGTGGTAAAGTAGTAAATTCTGCAATTAATAGGCTGGTAAGCCAAAAAATACAACCTAGTAAATAACTAGGTCAAAATGTAACCAATTATTTTTAATATAAAATTTGAACAATGAACATTCAAAACAGAAATAACCGTCATGCGCAAGCTCCAAGAACATTTGTTCTTGTTGGTACTGGAAATCAGGCTGTGAAAACATCTGGTGCTCTAAATACTACTGGCAATACGGTTAACATTCTTGATGGTCAATTAGGATTTATGTCCACAGACCATAATGGAACTATCGCAGCTAATAACTTTATTACTGCTGGTACTTTGACAAATGCTACTCCACAAGCAGCAGTTGTATTAGGTACTGCTAACTCTGGAAATCTTTCTAACGTTTCTGGTTTTGGAATTAACGCCAAAGCTTTTGAAGCATCTACTCCGATCAATGCTGATCAAGTAGTTAGAGTGAGAACAGATCGTTATAAAGTTCCTCAACTTTCTATGCAGTTTCTTAATTCTTTTAAGACTGTTGAAGTTGGTACAGAGTATAACATGCAAGTTACTCTTGAGTCTCGTTTGAGAGATATTGAGTATAGCAGACAAAAAAGAAACCAACGTGTAGTAGCTTCAGTTACTACTGATAATGTAACTGCTGCTAGAAACCTAGATTACAGTTTGAAAGATTTAGCTATCAAGTTAAACAGTCAATCTATTGTTTGTGGTGGAAACTATCCTTTTATTGTATTGGGTATTGATACTGGTGGAGATTCTTCTGGTACAGCTCTTGGTACAATTGCTAATGGAGACAGTTTAAGTATTGCTGTTATTGGAGGAGTAACTTACTCTTACACTGCAACTACTGAATTTGTACAAGGATTAACTACTTCTATTGCTGACACTGCCGCTCTTTCAACAGATGAACTAGTTCTTTTGAACATGGCTAATGCTGGTGCAGATGCAGTCGCTACTCAGATTGATGCTCTTTTAGTTGTAGGTTTGAACGAAGCTGAAGCTGTAGCTTATGATGATAACTTTGAATACAAAGTTAAAGCAACTGGTACAGGTACTATTCTTAGTTCTACTATTACTGACATTAGTACTACTTTTGTATGTAATGCAAGAGAAGATCAATTATCTGGTAAAATCTTGAGACGTTACTGGGAAAAAGAAGTAAGTCCTTTTATTTATGACTTGTCTTATGTTTCTCACCCTTACAGTGTAAACAGCAATAACTTAGGATTGAATCCTTTCGTTGCTGGTCAATTTTATACTCGTACTGTAGTTGAGTATTTCTCTACTACTCCTGAAGATGGTGCTCAAGTAGCTAAAGCTGTAGAAATTTATTTACCTGCTGCTATCACTGCTGATACTAATGATGCTGACACAGGTTATGCAATTACTACCACTGCAACAACTACTATTACTCAATTGAATGCTTCAATTGGTGTATGGTTAGGAGATGCTTCTGATAAGTATAATAAAATTTCTTACCAAGGACTTGCTACTAAGGCAGCTCCTTTCGCATAAGATATTATACATATCCAAATTAGGAGATGGTGAGTCAAATCACCTTCTCTTTTTTTTAATTTTTAAAATCAAACGTAATGAAAAAATATTTCATACCGAAGAAATGGTTAAAACGTGTCACTGGTAAAAATAAACTTACTACTGATAACTCTATTCAAGCTGATCATTTAGATATTGGTAAATATGTTGAAGAAGATTACATGAAGCAATTTCATGGTATTGAAGAGATTACTGCTGTTCAAGAAATAGCTGTTACTCTTCCTACTGAAATGGTGGATACTACTTATGATATTCAAGTAACTGTTGAGGATATAGATATTGCTGCTCCTGTAGTAGGTAAAATCACTCCTTTTATTAAGACTGCTACTAAAACAACTACTGGATTTACAGTTAGATTGTTTACTGTTCTTGCCACTGGTGAAACAGTTAATATTCACTGGAAGGTACTTGGATAATATGAATTAAAATTGTATTATGTTTAGAGTTTAATCGCTCTAAACATTTTTATTACCATAAATATAAAACAATGGCTTCCTTTAAAGAATGGTTTATACCTATTAAATATTTAAAAGACAGGTTGTTAAGATTTGATCCTCAAAATCCATTAGATACAGATAATAGTACTGTCAACTCTATACAAGGAAATACCTTATCTTTAGCAGGTCATATACAAGAAGCTATTGATAAAGGTGTAATTACTGTATCTGGTAATGGTGGAGGGACTACTAGTTTCTCTTATTATGATG